TTCTAAATACTGCATAAGGACCATATTGTGCTGTTTTTCTTGCATATACTAATGCATAGTCTTGTTGCTTGCTATCTTGATACATCATTATAAGGCTTAATGTTTGCAAATAAAATAAATCTGCAATGTCTCTGCCTGTAAGAGATTTAAATCCGGAAGTAGTTCTATACAACTTGCTTTCGGATAACTCTTGATTTATTAATGTTAGTTCCATTATTTTGTGCCTGGTTTACCTGTTCCAAAGTTTGCTGTACTAAATTCTAATCTGTCTACAAGTTTAAGTGCATTACCTACTCTGTCAATTGCTACAAATCCTTCTTCACCTGTAACTTCGTAACCATCGCCTGTTTTAATAAATGCTGGTATGGATTGTATTGCTCCTAACTTTTTAACAAATACATTTTTTGCTTCTATAATTTTTAAATATAAGTCGTATACTGCAACTATGCTAGGTACATGTTCTTTTATAAACCTAACACCGTTTACTAACTGCTCTGTTGCTTTGTCAACACTCTTCTGCGTTTTGTAACCGTCTATTTTCTTTTGCATAAAATCTATATACTTTTGTACAAATCCTTGTGCAAATTTAGTTGGGTCTTGTTCAAAATTGCCAACTGTTTTCAAACTCATATTTACATGTGCTTTCAATTGTTGTAAAAACTCTTTTCCTATTAAGTCGGTGCCTTGCTCTAACCATTTGAATGTAGCAGGGTCAATACTTTTTAAGTAATTATCCGCATCTTGTATTGCGCCTTGTATTCCGACGCTTTCTTGTGCTGTTAGTGTAACTGACCCACTGACATCTTTAATAGTAGCATCATCGTGCCATACAGCACCGGTGTTGCCTAATCTAGTAGCATCAAATCCAAACTTAGCCTGGGTATCTGCAAGTGTAGGTCCGCCAATATATTCTGTATGCCAAACAATGCCTAACTGGGCACTGAGCATTTTATTTGCTAACTTGCTACCTTTGGGTACAGCATAAGTTATAGTATTAGGGGTAAATGTAATATAATCCTCACCTTGAATTGTTGCTGGTTCTAATCCTTTACCGCCTCCGCCCCAAAGCATGTCGCCTTGTGCAACGGTATCCCAATTCAACTGGCTTAATGTTTTTAATGCTAGTGCTAATTTACTCTGAAGTTCGTCTTGTCCAGGATGATTTAATTTAATATCATTAGTTGTAAAATTCATTTTAGGTTGTCTTGCAAATACACCCTTAGTGCCTACAAAGAACTTACCAGTTGCTGGATCTTTGCCACAGACCAATGCTGGAGCGCCATCCCATTTTGTAGTCATTGAAACTGGTGCTTTTGCATTGCCTTTTAGCATGTCATGTAAACTATACAAATAGTTAACTGCTTCTTTGGCACCAGCGAAACCTTTATTAAATATATTATCTTCTAAATGCTCTAAGTGAGTGTTCTTTCCTTCTTTGCCTTCTACTAACAGTCCTTCAGAAAGTAATCGAGTAACAAGAGGTTTTGCTATCTCAGTAAATTTCATTTTATATTCCTGAAAGTTTTTTAAGTCTGTATAAGTTTATATCGGATATTGCTATTAACTGTACATGAGATGTAACTGATTCTGATAGTAATACTTCGTACCCTAAGTCAGCCCAACTAATTCCAGCATGTTCTAATATCTTACAAATGTGCTCGTATGCTTCTGTTCTCATACTTCTAGCAAGTTTAGTAAAATGTGCGTATGCTTGTGGATCTGATTGTGCTAGACCACCTTTCTTCATTGCTGGTGCGGCTGTTTGTATAAAGTTATCTGCATCGTAACCGCCAGTCTTTAATTGACTTAATTTTTGTACTAGTGCTTTACCGGCATTTAGATCGCCACCCATTGTTCGTTTTTGTAAACTTTTTAATTCTGCTGTAGTAGGTCCTGGAACTGGCTTTAATGCTTTAGCTTGTGCCGCTTGTGCCTGTTGTGCTTGAGGTTTTCTACCTTTCATCATATTGCCTATTGCTCTTGCTCCACCTGCCATTGCTCTTCCAATCCCGGCGCCTACTGTTGCGCCAATTTTTTTACCAGTGTTTGCGTTAGGATCTTGTCTTGTTTTACTTGCTAATGAACCGCCTGTTGCTGTAGTAATCTTATCGCCTATTGCTTGAGCTCCACGTTTTACTTTATCCCATACTCCTTCTGGCTCTGGTGCGGCAACTACTCCTGTTTTAGGATCAACTTGTGCCTGTGGTGCAACATTTCTAGTCATACCTGCTGTTGATGGTGCCTGTGGAACAACTCCGCCAACTGGTTTTTGATCTGTCGTTGGGTTAGCTGGTGCATTTGCTTGTGGCTGTGCTTGTGGCTGTGCTTGTGGCTGTGCTTGTGGCTGTGCTTGTGGCTGTGCTTGTGGCTGTGCTTGTGGCTGTGCTTGTGGTTGTACTGGCGCTGTTGGCTGTACTGGTTGTACTGGAGACGCTTTCTGTGTAAGGCTTTTCGCCATAGTTTTATCTGCCATTCGACCAGTTTTTTGACTTACCCATTGAGCACCTTGCCACTCATAAACATCACCGTCTGAGCCTTTAAGCAACTTGCCTTTTGTAATTTTTGGTGCCGCTGTTGGCTGTACTGGCGCTGTTGGCTGTACTGGCGCTGTTGTTGTTGGCTGTACTGGCGCTGTTGGCTGTACTGGCGCTGTTGTTGGCTGTACTGGCGCTGTTGGTGCGGCTTGTTGTACACCTGCCTGGGCTGACTGCTTTTCTAATTCTTTTGCCATTGAACTTTCAGGTCCTTCTGCTGGTCTACCAGTTAAGTTACCTTTTTCATCTGACTGTGCCCAAGTGCCTTCTGCTGACTTAGTATAAAATTGTCCGTTTGCTTGTGAAACAACTGTTCCAGGTGGTGCTCCGGTTGGCTGTACTGGCGCTGTTGTTGGCTGTACTGGCGCTGTTGGTTGCCCTGCCGCCGATTTCTTCTTTGCTAAACGATCCTTTACTCCGCCAGGCACCATTTCTGCATTAGTTAGTTCATCAAGTTTCATGTTAATTCTCTTTTTTAGATTCTTTTACGGCTTTGTGTATACCTCGAGAGAATTTTTTAGGATCGCCACTTTTAATACTATTAATGAGTCTACGTTCTAAATCTAACGCAACATCTGCCTCATACAAAGAATATAAAATCTGTTTAATATTAGACGCACTAGAAACTAGGTGTTCCACTCTATTTTCCAAAACGTGATGGGCATTTCTGTCTACGCTTATAGAGTTCAGTTCTTCTAATATACTTCTTGACTTTTTCATAAACTATTTCTCGTTATAGTCATATTTATCATTTAGACATCATTTTTCTTCATGAACTCCCTAATGTTTAATGCCGCATTAACTGTACTCGATGCTTCTGGCTCTTCTGTTTTAATAGTATTGGTTCTTTTTAGCTGGTCGACCAAGCTATTTGTTGTTATTGTTAGTGCATCATCGTCATCTTCATCTAAATCTGTAACCCTTAATGTGTCAGGATTAAACTTTAAGTCTACTTTTTGCCCCATACCGGCACTCGATCTAGTTTTCATAAACTGTATTTGATATCTACCACGTTCTCTCATAGCATTACTTGTAAATATACCTATAACATTATCTGCTGTTTGGATTTTACTAATACCACCAGCAATATGACTGTGGTCAAATTCAATCTCTTCTACTGCGCCTCTATTTAACTGTGATGCTGTTGCAAATAGTAGGTGTTGCTCTGTTGCAATGTTACGCAATTCTTCAGACACATATTTGTCTTTGATAAACATATCGCCTGGGTTAATTTTAGTACTAATAGGACTCATTAAGTCTAAATAATCCACAAGTAAGCAATCTACCTTAACATCACAGTTAATTTCATACTCTCTAACGTATGCTCTGATGTCGTTTGCATTAACACCACTTGACATTTGCTTAACTCTAAACTTACCTGCACTTTTACCTTTCATTCTTACTTTTAAATCAACATCATCGATGTTACGCATAATGTCTCTAGTGCTATGTTCACTAATCATTGCATCTAAACGCATACTAATAAGTTGTTCACTAAGCTCTAAACTAATATACACAACATTAAGTCCGGATAATGCCCAATTCACACCTAAATTCTGTAAGAATAAACTTTTACCAGCACCTGATCCACCTGCAAAGATTGTTATCTCACCTCTGTTCAAGCCACCATACAGTTTTTGGTCAAACATCTTCCAACCACTACTAACTGCACCACTTTGTTGTTTGATCCATTCTAATCTTTCTTTAGGATTTTCAAAGTATTCAAGTCCTAAGTCTTTTATAAGACAAACTTGGGTTGCTTCTTTAATTTTATTTTCTACTGCACCATAATCACCCGACTCTAATAAGTCTGTACTGTCTAGAATTGCTTTTTCTAATGCTTTGTGTCTACAGAATCTTTCTATGCTATCTAAAAACCAGTCTGTGTGGTTATCTCCAATGCCTTCAACACGTTCTAGAAATAAACCAGTTGTTGCTTCTATTTGGTCTATAGTAGGAATTGAATTATATTCGGTTGTATGTTCTTGCAGGAATGTAACAGTCTTTTGAAACTTCTTATCAAACATATAAGGCGCTACAATAGTGTTTACCCTTACAAATAGTTCGGGGTCACTAACGATAAACCTTAAAAATAATTCTTGTATTTCTGGTGAGTAGTTGTTATCTTCCATATTTTTCCATGAGTTCTTTAAATAGAGCCTGTGCTATTAATTTATTCCCTTTTAAGTTTGGATGTCTGTCTTCTTGGCTAATATAGTTATCCATATTATAAGACGACAACGACTCTTTTGTCCATTTACTCTTATCTATCAATTTTTTTAAATTTAATTCGAGTGTTGTAGGCATTGTTTGATGTATCTTTCTTTCCATAAACAGATGATCTGGGTCTGACATACTAGTAAACATATAATGTATTTGTTTATTCTCGAAAAAGTTTTGTAACACTAACACATTATTATAATATGCTATATTGTAATCATTTAATGAATTTAACCACTTCATTTCATTGTCGTATGCAAGTGTTTGTGATTTCTTTCTTTCTGTGTTTGGGTCGCTTGGAATATCTAGTGTCCAGTTTCCTTGCATACCGTTGTTTATAACAACATTTACCCAATCGTTATCTTCAGGGTTCCAGTATTCTGTTCTAAACAGTGACGACCATTGTATAATTGCAACATAATCCGACATATCAGTATGTTCACAAAATTCTAATGTGGTTCGTACTATTCTGTCATTACCTTCACCACCTTTTGCAAGGTTAGTAACTGTGTTAAATTTATCTTCTAAATGCCTAGACCACACTATTGGAGATACAGGATTCTCGCCTCCGTATTGCCCCGAACCTGCTGTAAAACTACATCCATTTACAAGTAATTTCTTCATACAAACTTCCTCTGATGCAATTCTTTATAAATTTCTTCTCCAATAAGTTTATGTCCTTTTTCATCAGGATGTTTATCATCTGCACTAATATAATTACGTTCTTGATAACTGGTTAATGGACGAGCTGTCCATTTATCAGTGTTTATATTATTTTTTAAATGTACTTCATACTGTGTTGGGGTATTTTCTATTTGATCCATACCTACATATGGCTGTCCAGGCTTTAAATGATTAGCAAACGACATAGATGTAAAAATGTATGGTATCATTTTACTATCTAAGTATTGTTGCATTATAATAACTTTCTTATAAAAGTTTATTTGATAATCGTTAATACTTTTGCCATACATTAACAACTGTGAAGCCGCATCATTTAGTCTGTCATCCATGCCCCTATTTTGTAGGTGTTCTATATGCTTGGCATTATCCATGTGGAAGCTAAAACGTGTTTCATTATTAGATGTTTGTTGTAAAGTCGTCCCTGCAGTATTGCAGAAGCCAGCAAACGCTTTACATGAAGGAATATAGCGTTCAAAACGCAAAGGACTAGTCCATTGTATAACTGCAACATAGTCTATATTGCTCTGTGCATTAAAGTATTCCATTGTAGTTCGTAGTATTCTATCATTACTGCCTCCTCTAATTGCTAGATTAGTAACAGAGTCAAACCCAGGCAGTTGATTTGCCCAAACATAATCTAGTGGTGGTGCTATGTTCCCATCAGCAGTATGTACATCACCATTGCCTGCTGTAAAACTACATCCATTTACAAACAATTTTGTCATAGCATTTTTGCCTGTACTTGTATCTTTAGTTTATTACTAATTGCATTATCTATAATGCTTTTCATTGTTAATAATCTTCCATATTTGTTAACTGCATCTGCAACATCTTTGCATTCAGGTGACCATTTAGGAAAACTTACTTCCCAACCTAGTTCTACTGCTTTTGCTATTAAGTCTTTACCTGCACTATCTTTATCAGGACATAGTATAACACGCTTATTAAGTTTAGCAATCAATTGTGCTTGTTCAGATGTTACGCCATTACCTAACACACTTATACCATCTATGAGTATTGCATCAAATACTCCTTCTACAACTATAACAAAGTTTCTATCGCTGTTTACATATCTGTCTATATTAAACACATACCCACTTTGCATATTTAACAAATACTTAGCAGTTTCTTTGTTAGGTGGATTTATATGCCTGCCTGTCCAACCAACAAGTTCGTTATTATACATAAACGGTACAACTAAACGCTTTTTGTATAGACTGTTATTAATATGCATTAAAGGAAAGTTGCCTAACAATCCTCTTTGTTCTGCATACTCTTTAACTGGGTGTCCGTCTTCTAAATGTTCTACTAATGTAGTTTCTTCTGGCAACTGATGTGTTTTAAAACTAGCCTCTGCGTAAACATACTCTGTGCTATCCTCAATTTCTAATTCCTCAGAATATTTCATTAAGTCTAAAACAACTTTGTGTATGTCTGCAATAGCCACACCTAATGTTTCACATAGCTTTCTATATTTTCCACCTAACTTTGGACCAGGTGCCCAGCCGGTTGTATATCCGCAATTGAAACAGTGGTAACTTATTTTAGCACTACTTTGAATTACACCTGCACGTTTTCTTTTGTCGCTACATAGAGGACAATCAAACGTTATCCAACCACTAGGAGTTTTGCCAGAGTTTAAGGGCAAATTATCCATAAGTAATCGATGTACTTGGTCTACTAGTTCATGATGATGCATATACAGTTATTATAACAGCATTATGCTAAGATGTCAATTAATTTCTTAACTGAAACTTATCTATTGTGCCGGCTGTTGGATGATATTTAACTCTAATCCAATTAGTGTTAATTTTAAAGTTGTAAGGATCTACTATAGTTGTTGCTGTAGTGATGGGAATTGCTGGTTCTCCAATGTCACCTTGTACATTTATGTCATACCAATCAGTATCAGATGAGGGTGTTGTTTCTAATGCACTACCTTGTAAGTGAATATTACCAGTAAAGTCTGTTAGGTAAAATGCACATGTATGAGATCCGTTTTGGTTATTATCCATATTGCCAAACATTGCACTAGTAACAAACGTATTGGCGGCATCGCCTAAATCAGTATTTGCTGTTTGTGTAAATGTTGTTGTTTCTTGAGTTGCAATTGGTTCGTACTCTAACGAGCTCTTTACTTCCAAGTCTGTTACAATTCGGTCATTTTGGTTTGCATACAACGGATATTCTGATTCACCATCATCTGCAGACTCTGTAATAGCAATAGTATAAAGCCCTGCACCAATGTTGTTCAAATCTGATGGGACCAAATCAAGTGTTGCTTCACCCGTTGTACCGCTGTTAACCAAAGTAAGTTGCTTGAGCATTATTCTACGTTTAGTATTTGGATTCATTATAGTTGCATATAGAGTCTTAGTGCTAATATTTTGCAAAGCTCTATCTCTATTTCTTACAAAGAAACTTAACTTATTATTAAACCCTTTGTGGACTGTTAATTTATTTTGATTCATAGGTCTGTTATCCGTTTTTATGCCTTCTGTCGTTAAAACTAGGTCTAACGACTGGTTTCCTAAATTATATATTGTATGACTACCGTTAAAGGACATTTTTTAATTCCATGTTTGTTATGTATTTATCCATTTTGTCTATAAATACTTTGGATGACTAATGAGACTAACCTACAAGAGAAATTCCCTTTTTTAACTGGAATGTCGTACAACGGTAAAGACTACGTCGGCATTGTCCAGAACAAAGATAATCAAATTATAAGTTTTTACGATATTGACAAATGCCGTAACAGTAAAGAGAAGAAAATAATGATGGAATGTGGCGACTTATGGTGGTGGGAATCTAATAGGATGTTACCAATCGATGTATTTCTGTTCCATGAGATGCAACAATTTGGGCATTGTGTTAGTACGTTTATTTTAAAAGAGACTGAAGTACTTTTTGGGCCTGTAACTAGTATGCAAAACATACTTAAAAAGCGGATCAAACGTAGAAGTATTCAGTTAGTTAAAAAAACAGACACACCCGAATAAGGCGTTAGCCTAATTGCTCTATAATTAAATTCAATTGCACTATAATAGCTGTAGCATAACCAATTGCATGACTTCTTTTGAAAAAGTAACTATCAGTTTGTTCCCATACTTCGCTTAATATTACTTCCCAACTATTACCGACTAAGTGTCGTTTGCCTGGTCGTATAAGTGCAAGTATTATTGCCAAGTCTTCTACACTTTTAGGTAAGTGTTGCTTAACAATTTCGTAATGTTTATTAATATGAAACAGTTGGTCAACAATTTCTTTATGCTCAAACAACTCCCACATAGGTTCTGTTGCTAAAAGTTTATCTAAATGCTCTTCACTTTTAACACCATTGTAAATATGATTATTCAATACATCTAATTTAAAGTAACCAACTGCTTCTGCTTCTTTATGGTCTATTGTACTAATACCTTTTAACGGAAACATAGGAATAGGTTGCACATACACACCAGTGTTATGCTTTTCAAATTCTATTCCACGTTTGATACTCGCTGGTGTATGTTCAATAAGTTCTAGTAACTTATCTCTATCAGCCATATCAATGTCTACATCAAAATCTATATTCATAATTCTTTTCCAGCAAAATCTGATGCCATTGGAAATACTTTTGCAATAACTTCTGCAATAGCGTGAGCTAGTTCCATATGCTCTAACTGTGTACCGTTAGCACCACGTAATCCAATATAATGAATCCAACTACGAAGCGTACCGTTCACATAGAGTCTACTTAACGTGTTACCTTCCGGTAGTACTGCTCTTGCTTGTTCTTTTGCAATGCCTTTGCTTATAGCCCAATTGTATGCGTCTAGTGAAGCATCTATAACTCGCTGTTGCTTGTTTTTCCATTCACCTTGAAGTACTGCATGTCCATCCATCTCAGGATCAAGCTCAATACTATTTTGCCTATTAACAGGATCTTGTAGTCTTGCTTTTCTAACTTCGAACTCTAAATCCTTTGTTGGATCTGCATAACGTTGACTAAACTCTTGGAAACTAAAACTTCTATGTCTCAACAATTGTCTAGCAATGTCTCTAGTTGTTTCTACTTCCATACAAACACTTACCATCTCAAGTGGACTCCAGTGTTTATGGTGAATAAGATAATTAACAAGTCTCTCGTTTGAAGCTGTATTGTGTTGATTTTCTGGATTGCTTACCTTAGCACAATACGCCACTAAACCTAAAAGGCTTGAGTCTCTCATATCATCTCCTATAGTTGGTGTAACTACTGCAGGTGATTGACTGTAACTAATTATGGTTGCTTTCATAGATTTGCTTCCTCGCATGTTTGTTTAATTTCTGCTACTTCGTCCTTGTTCTTTTTAAATAGTCTCATCCAAAATGGAGGATCTATGTTATCTTGTATCATTTTTACTTGTTCATCATTAAAACGTTCTAGTAATGTTCCGCCTGTGTCACTTAAATACAATACCCATGGACTTACTTTACCTGAACGTATATCATATACTGCTCTACTAGGAGATACATTAACAAAGTATGTCTGCCATGCTTCGTTATGTTCTTCTCCCCACTTAGACATATAAATTATAGTTCGCTCTAATGCTTTTAGACCAGGCTCTTTTTTTACATATTCTTTTAAAAACTTATCGTACTGTGCATCTGATATCCATAACTTTAGTTTTACGCCTGTTTTAATTAACCATTCTGTAAACAATTCTGGGTGTAGCCATTCGTTAACTTGACATGCTCTGCCAAATTTAACAAACGATCCATAATAAGGACTTACAATAAAGTCTTCTATAGACTTAGGATGTTTAGCACTAGTATTCAAATCATAAAACATTTGGAATGCACGGTGGCTTAATCGTATGTGGCTCATATCTTTGTCTGCAAATCTTCTTTTCTTTACACACATATGAACTGCCAAAGTAGTCTCTGACTTAAATGTCTTTTTGCACCATTTACATTCCATTATTTAAATATCTCTTTTATCTCTTTATCAGGTACGCCGGCATCTTTAACATATTGCTTGAGTTCATCTTTTGTGTTTATACTTAATAATAACCCTACCTCATCATGCTTTAAATGTGGCAGTAGTTCTGATATTGCTGTAAACACTTTGTTCTTCTTTTTTCTAATGTTCGGCGGTTTAATATATTCATGATTCTGTGGTTTACCACAACCGGCTACTGTAAACAATAGCCATTGCAGTTCTGGATGTTTACTAACATCGCTGAATCTATTATTAATACACTCGTTGACCATATACAAGTAGTCTGCCGACATATTACCTCTAACACAACTAGCATAACGCATCATCATCCAAACACTAAATGCCTTTTTCTTTTCTGCATCAAGGCTAGTATACCAGCCACGGTCTTTTACGTCAATAGCTCGCATAACTTCTGATAATGGTATAGCCGGTGCCTTCTTCTTAGCCGCCATGATAATCCTTGTATGTTTGTATAAAGTCAGGTTCGCCTTTTGCCACGTTAGCTTTCCATGTGTCTCCTGTGTCGTCATCAGCAGTATCGCTGATATATTTATAACAATGGAAATCTACGCCTTCATTTTTACAAACTTTTGCAATTGCAAAGGCTTCCATTTCAACTATATCTGTGGGTATGTCTAATTTAGGATCTGTAATGAAATCATCACCTGTGCTACAAGAAACTCCTTCACCAATAACTATCTTTCTGCTGTTTGGTTCATAAGGAGTCTCTCCTAGTTTAATGCCAAACTGTGTACAATTCATATCACGTTGTACAACTACACCAACTTGATGTATGCCTTCATGTAATGTGATACCGCCGGCGGTGCCGAAGTTCCATACACGTTCTGGCTTATATCGTTCTACTAACTTCGCCGCAGTAATACCTGCATTAACCTTACCTACTCCAGTAAAGAAAACGTTTTCCCATGTAGCCATTTCAGGAGCCTCTTGGGCCAATGCTATTAAAATTATGTCTTTTATATTACTCACCTTCAAATTCAATTAGTGTGTTTACGTTGTATCCATGTTGTTCTATTATAGCACTTCCTTGTAGTGTGGGCAAGTTTATTAGTGCTAAAATTAAAATATTTTCTTTTGGTACAGCAAAATGTTCATGTACAATATCAGCACATGCTATTGCTGTGCCGCCTGTTGCAATTAAATCATCAATAATAACAACATTGTCATGCTCAGTTATTTCTGTAATCTTTTGTATTTCTAAACTTGTACTTCCATACTCTAGGTCAAAATCACGGTTGTGCGTTTCGTTTGGTAACTTGCCTGGTTTCCTTGCCATTATAAACGGCAGTTCTAAATCTCTGGCAATAGGGGCTCCAAATATAAACCCTCTACTTTCAATGCCAATAAGTTTAGTAGCACCAAAGCTCATTGTTAGCGAACTCAAATCTAATAGCGACTTATTAAACGCTAACGGATTTTCTATTAGGCTTGTGATGTCTCTAAATGCAATACCTGCTTTTGGAAATCCTGATACTGTTCTAATATATTCTTTTAAATCAATATTATAACTATTCGATATCGGCGAGCTCATCTTTTTCCCCATATCTTTTCCCAAGCATCTGCATACTTCTTTTGGTCTCCTTTTCGTGACCTTTGCCTAGAGCCTTTACCGCCATGCCATTCACCTTTGCTTGGTTTCTTTTCTTCTGCTTTACTTGGTTCTGCTTTACTTGGTTCCGCTTTACTTGGTTCCGCTTTACTTGGTTCCGCTTTACTTGGTTCTGCTTTACTTAGTTTTGGTTCCTTTTTTTCCGTCATTCTTTCCAGCCCCTCATCCTAGTCAATCAAATCACCTATTTCTATTTCTTGTGGTATTTTATTTGCCTCTTTAACAAACATGGCACACTTTGGATTGGCTTTAGATTCCAAAGGAACCATTAACATGTGTCCATTCTTTAATTTAGGAAAAAACCATTTAACATCTTGGAAGATGTTTGTGATTTTAATTTCCACCGGATTCAATAGAGAGCCGCTTAATGGATTAAATATGACTGTTAAAAATCCTCTATTGTTCAAACTCGTTAGTGGAATAACTTCTACTCCGGTTAAATCTTCATCTGTGATTGCTATACTCCAATCCATTGGCATTTGGATATTGTATTCTCCAATCTGCAAACATATTGCTGGTGCATAAAAACTCTCTAGGAATATAAGTGGTAAAAAATAGTAATCCATAAACGTCGGATCTGTTGTATCAAAAACACAAAACCGAATATCATCTATCTGATCCGGTACTTGGTCTATTTCAAATACTGTATTATCGACTGTTAATATTTTCATTTATACTCCACTTTGGTAACTTGAAATTTAAAAGATTGCTCTTTGTAGAAGGCTTTTCTTTTTGTCAAATGGCGTTTACTATATTTTAAATTACTAGTTACATCAATTACCTGTAAATAGTCCTTGTCTTCTGCTTTACGGATTCCCCTCCCTATACTTTGTATTACCCTTACAAAACTCTTGCCTGGTTCAAGTAATACAAGATTAAAAATCCTAGGTATGTTAATACCAACTGCGGCAACTCCGTAAGTTGCTACAATTACTTTATTGTCCATGTCGGATACTTCAGCATATTCTGCCTGCCTATCTTTCACTTTCATTGCACCTGATATAAATGCCCAATCAGGATTTCTTTCTTTAAACATTTCTCCCGTTTTAATTCTATCAATTAGCACTAGTGTATTTCCGTTGTTAGACAATCCATTAATAATTGAAGACAAGTGGTCTATACGTTTAGGATCTGTTACTAGCCACTTTAGTTCTTGTGCATAATTAGTAAAGCCTTGTACGCCATCTTGCATTTGAAAAATATTAATATCTAGGTTTGCTAGGACGCCTTTATCTTGTAACTCTTTACTGCTTAAATTTCCAGTAACTGGGCCTAAGCAACAAGTACATCCAACTGCTTCGTGTTCTTCTTGTGGTATTGTGCCTGTTAATCCCCAACGGATTGGAACATTAGCAAACACTCCTCCTAATAGTTTTTGAAGTACGTCAGCTTTTGCTTTGTGTACTTCATCTACTATAATACAAACTACTCCATCTAAGAACTCGTCTATTGGAAAGTCTGCTTCAAACTTTTTACTCTTCTTTTCTAATACTGCTAAACTTTGCCATGTACAAATAGTATGAGTTTTGTCATATTGTTTTCTATCGCCAAACAACACACCAACATCAAGTCCTAAAGTCTTATAATCTTTTTCTGTTTGTACTACTAAGTCTTTGTTAGGTACAATAACTATACTACGCCCATATGGCTCACAGATATCGCTTAAGGCGGCTGTTATGAGCGTCTTGCCTGCTCCTGTAGCCACTTCCTGTAAGCTCTGTGTATTCTTTAAAAAGTTATTAATAACTTCTACTTGATAATCTCTTAGTATTACTGGCGAACCTTCTGCTGGGTGACCTTTGGACCACATAGTGTTTTCGTATTTTAACTCTGTTACAGGATCAAACTCAAATTTCCATTCGGTCCTCTGGTCATCTAATTCTATACTATATCCGCTGTCTTGAACTATGGGTAGTAATTTATCCAATAAGTTCATATATGTTCTGCCGCCAATATCACAATACCTAATACACCCGTCCCACCTGCCAAGTTTATAAGCAGGCATGTGATAAGCGTAAGGTAAAAAGTATTTCGCCGCATCTGACATCTTACGTCTTGTTGCTGGATCTAATCCTGCAAACTTTACGTTAACTTCATCGCGAATCTCTAAAACACATTTAGGCATAATTTATTATACTACTAGTTGTACTGAATTGTCAAGTTAATTTCTCTACCTTTATTATTTATTACCATACTTTAGAATAACTCCCATGATCTACATCATTGATAGACAGTGAAAATGACAGAGTATTTGAAAGAGTATGAAACCTCCTACAACAATTCCTGTCCATTTTCCTATAACTTTAAGTTTAAATGTTTTCATTAAATTTTCTCCTTGAATGCTAATAACATTGTCGCGGCAAAAGTAAACATCTTGTTCATACTTCTCCTCGTTTAAAATGTTATTATATTATTCTTTTGTTTTTTAATATATGTAATTATACACTTTACTGCGTCAATATATAATATAATTATACACTTTACTGCGTCAATGTCAAGTAATTTCTGTTACTCGATTACATAAAAGGTGAAGCCCGGAGGGGATCCGGGCTTCGTGGTGCTCTAATTAGGGGATGACTAACAATCGAGCACCGGGGGAACTGTTAGTTAAACGTGTTATACTGTGTCCTGATATGAAACGTATCCCTTCATACAAGTAGTTCTTGCAAGTCTGGTCCAGTTGGTAGGATCCATTCTTTTAAGATCCGAAATCTTCAGTACCATTCTCAAACTAATTTCTCTCAAAGCTTCTTGGTTCTCTGTCATAAAGTTAATAACTTCTTTATCACCATCTTCACCAAACTTGTATTCTTCGAGCATACCATCTTTAACAATCTGGTTAATCCTCAAGAATTTGTCTCTCCGTGAGTTCATTGTAAGATCTAAATAATGACATCTTGACATAAGTGCCGATAAGTGACCTCTAATCTTTTTGCTACGAACGTTCTCAAAATCAACGTTGGTAATAAAAATACAACCACCTTTGAATTCAAACCTATCCGGAATACCTTCTCTACGCAATGCATTGGATTCTGACTTCCAACTAATAAAACGTTTTTTGCCTGAGTCCAAAGTAGCCTTCAACATGTTTAAGCAAACTTCATCAAACAACACACTATCACAATCATCAAATACAAGTATGTTACCTGGAGAAGAATTGTTATATAGTGTTTGGAACAAACCAATTGGAGTAACCGAACCTTTAACAATCTCAGTCCTCGCAGGCTTGCCAGCAACTTCAGTAAGCATGTCGTAATCTTCTAGTACAGTTTCTACACCATAAGATTTACCAACGCCCGGAGGTCCACTAACAATCATACCACGTACTGTGCCTTCCGCTACAGCATGTGTCATCCTATCAAGGATATCAAAACGTTCACGAATTCGCTCAATTGCTTCTTCGTCGCTTTCTTCCTTTTTAGGTTTGGGGTTTAAATCAATTTTTGGTTGTTCTTCATATACACTAGGAGTTACATATTCTAAATCCGTTGTTGGATTTTCAATTAGTACTCTGATACTAGCGAACTGGTCTCCCATTACTTCACTACCGTTTACAGTAATGAATGGCCCTTTCTTACCAATGTTAAGTGGCTTAATAATTGGAAATACTGTATCAACGACATCGTTTTTACGGTAAGTACCAGCCTTAATCTTTACATAGTGTAGTTTATTTTTCTTTATGTTTGTCATGTAGTCATCCCCGACATAAACATTATTGTTAAAAAGCCCTTCTTCTTAACTTGTATATATTATACTAAATTTCAGGACCAATGTCAACCTTTACCGTTTTTATTGGATTTTCTTCCTGTCTTTTATTGTCTAATATATGTATATTATACAATCTTTTACACCCGAAGTCAACCTTTTACCACAAATAGTGGTAAATTATTGGGTGATATTTAGGTGCTTATATGCTTTCTGTACTGCTTTGGCTTGGTTGTATGCGTCAGCGAGTGCTGAGTGAAGGTCTTTTTGATTGCCTGAAGTGTCTTTACGCAGATCCTTTGGGACTAATTGCCCTAGTGTTCTGCTATCAGCTTCTTGCCAAAAGAACCAATTTTTGTGCTGTTCAAAACTGTTCTCAATTAGGTCTTCAAGAATACCATAATCAAATCTAGATCCTTGGGCCCATTTAAGCTCAGTGCCATTTAGCCATTTATTAAGGTCTGCAATAAAGTCCATTACTGAAACTCTATCCTCCTCTGAGAACGCTTCATCTTGGACTGCTTTATCTTGTTTACTCCACCATTCAATAGTATTAGGATCAATAACTCTGCCTTTAGCAGTTTGTTCATCAATGTTTAATCTTACATTAAATGGCGTATGAGGTTCTTCGCTACTATACGGATTAAATTTAATTCCACCAACAGTTAAAACTACTGCATCGGGCTTAGTAGCCAATGTCTCGATATCAATCATTGCGTGAGTTGTCATTTATTTAAAATTACCGTATTGTTTGTCAAAAGTTAGTTCTGCTTCTTCGGCAGATAATTGCTCTTCATTCCATGAACTGCGTTCTTCTTGATTAAGTGAACGCCATGCTTGGTAGTTTTCCAAATATGACAACTCTTTGTTATATCTAAATTGAAATTGGGAACTAATTATTGTGTCATTATCCATATTATACTCCAGTATTATGTTTACATCAATAATTATACTAAAATTTGCAACCTATGTCAAGACATTTATACATTTAATTTTTTGAAGTAATATTCGTATAAACGTTTTTCCCATCCATATGCTTCATACTCCCATGGGTGTTGTATATGAGGAATTTTGGTACGGTCCACTGCTTGTAGTTTCCACATGTTCATAGTAGGAGTCAGCTCTCCTGTTATAAACTGTTTTGCATGTATTAATTCATGTGTGAGATTAGTTAATATTTTTTCTCGTGAATAGCGATGGTTATTTGACATTCTAGCAATTTCAATTTCAATAGTTGATTCGTCGCCCCAACAATATCCACCGACTTGTTGATCACAAATAGTTAATACGTTAATAGTAACATCTACTGTACGTTTTATTTTTGTAGGTATAATATTCTCGAGTAATAGTTCACTTACTCGTTCAATTAATAGTTTGTTTTTGATTCGTCCTATAACTTGAACATGTACCATATCTTGGTTTCTACATCCAGCTATTAAATCTTCGGTGTTAATAGTCACCACTTTACACTATCCTATTGAAATATCTTCCATACCCGCTGTTCTAAGTCGCGTGATATGTCCGATTTGCCATTGCTTTGTATCTAAGCCTTTCATTATACCTAAGTACTTATTCCGTAAAAGGCTGTATTGGTTACAAAGGTGCTGTAAGTTAATTACACTTTCTTCACCATCAACAAACTTTTCAGCATCTCTGCTAGTAAGTGTTCTGTTATAACTTTCAAAGTACTTGCGAAATACTTTAGAGCGTTCTCTTCGAAGCTCTATGTTTAAATGTTCGAGAATTGCTTCAATTTCTTGTAACTGATTAAAGCGATGTTCTGTAATACCAGGAAGGGCGGCACTCAATTTCTCGAGACTCCCTTTAATGCCACATTCATATTTTGCGTCTTGAAGTTCTTTATCAAAGTAGTCTATAGAGCCTACAATTTTAGTAAGATCATCAACAACTGAATTGTACCATCCTGCCATCTTATTTTAATCCCATTC